ATCACGCATCATGCCAATAATTTCAGTTTTATTAAATTCACATTCAAAGTTCTCTATCGATTCTTTGACATACATTTTAGACTGAAAAGACATTTGCGGAGCATATAGCTGCATCATCTTATAATTGTGTTCGATAAGGCCTTTATTCTCTGCAATGCTTGTAAAAAACTTAAGTTTGGTTTTAGTTTTATGACAAAATTCCACCACTTCATCGATGGTATAAGTTTTGCTATCGCCTAGAAAGTTTAATCTTTTGCTCACAGTAGGAAGGCCGGCGCCTTTAATGCCGGGTAGATTATCGGAAGCGTCTCCCGCAATTGCACGGGCTAGTGCCATATTAGTAGGATGAATGCCTGTCTGTTCAATAATGCGCTTCTGGTTAAGCAGTTCGTTTTTAGTAGGGCGTAACAATACAGTTTCGTCATTACACACTTGCATAAAATCTCGGTCATTAGAAATGATAATTTTCTGCCAGCCCTTATAATACTCCATCTGCGTAAGATACGCGATCACATCGTCAGCTTCAATCTCTGGAATCATAAACTGAATGATAGGCATGTTGTTCATATATTCAATAACGCGGCTTTGCTGCCACATCTTGTTGTGCAACTCTTCATCGTCAGTAAGGTTGTGGTATGCTCGATTTAATCTGATCGGCTTCCTACCTTCCTTATAGTTTTTGTCCATGCTCTTGCGCTTGCGAGAGCCATTAGGACCATCCCATACGACCACGATCTGATCTGGTTTGGTCTCCCGAACATGTCGCTGCAGGATCTTAATGAATCCTTTCAAACCTCCGATGGGATCTCCATTAGAGGAAATCGAGGGGTCTACAATGTATGCCCTCAAATATGCGTTTAACGCATCTACAATTAATACTCGTTTCATTTAAAAAGCCCTACCTGTTATATACAATATAACATAGCAGGGCTTAAATGTCAAGCAGTTTTTAACGATATCTGCGTGCGGGAGGATGCGGTTTGCCGCGGCCTCTTACATAGCGTACATGAGTGTGCGGCTGACGTGCGAGCATATGCCGGGGCACTGTGCGCAAATCCCAATACCCGTGTACCCACCCGCCATGGCGAGTCCGATGTCCTGATACCCACACCCAAGCGCGCACATTAACATTGTGAGCATTGGGAGCGGGAGTGTGTGCGTGCCCGTGAGGGTGGACGACGGGTGCCGGCGCAGGCTTTGGGGCAGGGGGAGGATGAGCGTGCACCACGCAGGCGCTGCTCAGCAGTGCGATAGCCGCAATCATAATTTTATTCATTTGAAGTCTCCTGTTCTTCTTCATAAGGTTCGTAAAAATCTTCCGCGCTTCCATCACGTCGATCAAATCGCTGAATAACTTCTTCATCCATTAGACGTATAACTTGCTCTTTAAATTCATTATCAGTTTGAATAAGCTCTGTCCATTTTGACGGTTGAAACTTCTTTGTATAACCTTCGGGCGTTTCTAAGGTATACCATGCACCCTTAGAAGTAAGATACTCCGATGTTTTAATAGCATCAAACCAACTTTCTTCGTCTCGGATACCAACCTCGTCGGTACCCCACATGATGCGGAAGGCACAGTTTCTTCCCTGTGTTCCGAAGCGGGACTTTTCCAATCGAATCTTAACTTCTGATCCAATACGGAAACCTTTATCATCCGTTACAAACGCACTCTTGGCTTTGCGGCCGGTGAGCCAGATTCGTAATGAATAAGAATAGTGCATCGCTTTTCCACCGGGTGTCATGTATGGCGTAGTCATCGCTGTGATATGAGCCATAGGGCCACTAGTAATGTTAGTCTTAAGTTGGTTAAGGACCAAGAAGGTTGCTTGCTTATCTGCAATAGGCAGCGTCAGCTTGGACATTCCCTTCGCGAGAATGCGCGCCTTCATTGCCATCGAGGATTGAGGATTAAAGTCACCCTCAACATCCGAAACGGCGGGAGTGAATGCAAGTGAGTCCCAAATCAACAGCAGCTTTTCATCCGTTGCCGCCAATAGTTCTTCAATTGTTTCTAAAACGAACTCGACAGACGATGCTTGGATGTACATTAAGCGCTCTAGGTCGCATCCTGCGGCCTCCAAAAAGGCTGGGTCGATGGCCGACTCGGAATCAAAATATACGACGAGCTTATCCTGTTTCTGGGCGTTGGCTGCAATCTGTGCTGCCATGTAAGATTTGCCTGTGGAGGTGAGCCCTGCAATCTCTGTGGTCTTGCCGACAGGAATGCCTCCCATCTGGCCTTTACATATAATACTGTCAAGCCAACGAGATCCTGTAGGGATCCATTCCTTGACTTGGGTGGGGTTCTCCCCCGTTAAATCGTGTGCTACGTTGCGGCCCGCTTTCTTATTTACAAGAGTCATTAGATCTTGCATAGATACACGACCAGCTTTAGTTTGTTTTGCCTTTCTCGGCATTTTGCCTTCCTTTGTTTCTAATTAATAGGGTGGCAGACTTTGCCCGGTCTGCCAGCGGGGCGAGCCTAGCCTGCTACCAACTCATTAAATGCACGGTCGACGTCAGTGGCATCGGTCGTGCTATATTTGGTAGTCTCGCGTGAGCGCGACTCAGCGGATCCGTCTCCGGCAAGCTGCTCGTCGAGAATAGCGTCTACCTGCTCTGAACTAAGTCGTTCAAATAGACCGTCAAAGTCAGGCATGCCATCAAGGAGGGCGGGGATGGCTTCAGTATCCTCAAGCAATGTTGAGGTGTTACGACGCATTTTCAGGCTCGTCTGGGGGTAGGCACCGGGTTTCGTGGGCTTCGTATAGGTAAGAGTAATATCTGTACCCTCCTGAACGTCTGTGACGTCCCCATATTCCGGGTCCAAAATGTAGCCAAGAAGAAGTTCGTATGCGGTCTTACCATAGCCGTATACCTTAATTCCCTCGTCTTCTCGACCACGCACAACGACAGGGCTGAAATAGCGAGTGCGCACAAAGAGTGACTTTGCAAGCTTCTTGCTTTCCTCGTCGTTGGTTTCGCTTCCTTCGCGCCAAAGCTTGGAAGCGAATTCGCAAATCGGACAGTTCTCTCCATAGTTCCGCTTGGGACAGAGGACACCGCCTCTGTGATCACCTACGTTATAATGAAAGAACATTTCCTTCAATGGATCTCCATCGTTAGTTGGAATGATCCGAATGTCGGTGTCTCCCTCGTCTGGCTTAAACCAAACAGAGTTAGAATCACCCTTGTTTTCACCGCGCAAAGTTGCGAGCTTGCGGCGCATAAGCTCCATATCAATTGACATTATTCAATTTCTCCTTTTGTGAATAAAGTATATCACTCTTGCTCTAGATTGTCAAGAGTTTTTTGTTGTTGTACTACGTTTGTGTGGGCAACGCAGAACCCAAAATCATTGTGTTCAGTCTCGTAAATGGCATACGAGATTTTTTTGTAAGCATTCTTTGGCTTTTCTTTTAGCATATCAACTAACTTCTTATGTAGACCGCCTTCGGTCTCCATTCGTTTCTCATTTATACATATATAATAACATAGCTCTCGGGACTTGTCAAGGTTAAAAAGCCATTTTTCTTCTAAATTTTCTATATCGAGCATGCCAATTGTTCGGATGCGATTAATGGTTGCTGGCCTTGAAATTTGGCCGATTTCGGGATCAGTAAATTCAAAGAAGTTCAAGTAATGGACTGTAGAAAAAATTGACTCGTTGAGGACATCGAAATAGGTTTTAATTGGTACCTCTCCCAGAACCTTTTCTAAGTGAAGATTGGAGATGAAGGTTATTGATTTGAACAAGCCCGATCTCGCGTATTCTTGGAGCACTCCGAATGTGACATTCTCTAATAACTGTGCGTTCTCTGTTAGTAGTTCAGTGTCGGGCTTAATATAAAACAAATCAATTTTTCGATCTCTGATTTGCTCTAAAATTCCTAAAGTATAATTGGAGCTTTCACTGGCTCCGGTAATAAAAACTTGAACCCGATCTTTTACACCTGAGAAAAAGTTTTTAAGGTCTGGAATATTTTCTTCGTATTCTTCTGCGCTATTGTAGTTTTTAATCTTAAATTCTTTTTTGGTATTCTTAAAAACTTTACTGTTTAAAAGAAAAATATCATAATTTTCAATAGATGAAAACTTTTCTGCGATTGCTGATGCGGCATTACCAATACCAATGATTGAGATCATAACTTAAGCTCCTCTAGATCATAATAATTTTTACCGACATTTAGATTAACTAAATAATTAGCCAGTTGGTTTTCTGAAAAAAGTTTTTTAATTTCAGGTATTAGTTCTCTTTCCTCATCAACTAAATCAATAACAATTTCATCGTGAACAATATGAGAAATAAACGATTTTTTATCCTCTAAAAATTTATCAATCTCAACTGCTCTTTCCAGCACTATATCTGCAGTTGTACTTTGAATTAAATAGTTGAGAGCTTTCTTTGAATCTACCCTTATCTTTCGTTTAAATGGAGTCGTTACATGCGTTCCACTATACCATTCATTAAGCAATGCTTGCCGATGATAAATCGCAAATTCATCATCGTTTGAATCATAGTTATAAAGCCACGCAAAAAATCTTATTTTCGCATCCTCTCTAGTCAGTTCATCTTCAATAAGATTCTTAATATGCCATTGATGAACGTCTTCTTGTGGCTGTTCTTCCCCGGTCAAAGCAATGAAGGTGCGTACCTCAGCAGCATTATAGTCTAGTGACAAAAACCAATCATTATGAGGTTTGAGTAGTTTGCGAAAATCTCTTTTAAGGGTGAGGGCTGGAAAAGATTCTGACCGTGTAGTGAGCCTTCCTGTGATTGTTCCGAAGAGATTGTAATCGATAAACCGTGGACCCTCTAACAAGAGGTTAGCCCTTGCTCGATTAATAGAAGAATAGTATAATTCTTTGCAGCCTTCATTGTTCAAATTTAGTTTTTGATATTTGATCTTGAACAACAATTTCTGTACTGCGTCTAAATGAGCATAATTTTGTGGCTCTTCAAAGTTTTCAAATACGTGCTCTGTAATTTTGTTTTTAATCTCGCAAAACTGCTTTAAAAAATCTTCTGGGACTAAATCAAAAATGCAGTGATCATACATGTTAACCTTGGCTATTTTAAACGATTTTATATATGCTCTCAATCGTTTTTGGATTCGCAACAATTCAGACTCTAGTTCTGCCGGGCACGCATTGTTTAAGTCAAGGCCTTCACAGAAAAGCCAAGCATATTTAATAGTGGGGTCAGTGATGGAGCCGCCATATTTCCATGTCTTGCTTAAGTTCTCTGGAAAATCATCGTAATATAATTTACCGTCTGAATAGACACCGATACATTCTGATTTATCGTCAATGGTTTGGAAGATCAACTGTTTTCCATATCGGCTTCGAGAGCTTTTATCTGTTTACTAATATAACTCAAAGAACCCAAATAGTCAAATGGTTTATTTAAAATTTGTTCAAAAACTGTGAGGGCGCTCGCATCTCCAAGGCTTTGCTGTGCTTCCAAACATTCGTGAATCAGCCTTTGCTGCTCTTGATTACTAAATCTAGATTCTTCCTCGAAAAATCTAATTTGAAAATATTTCTTTAAAAAATAAGAAGCACTAAATTT